CAATGCTGTTCTACAGCGTCTAAATTCAAAGGGCAATGTACGACCCTTCTCAGGCGGTAATGTAATCCTTGAGGAAATCATGTACAACGACCCAGCGACTAATAATGTTAATTCATATCGTGGCTACGAAGTATTGAACATCACCCCTGATAGTCCAATCTCTGCGGCACAGTTCAGCATTACTCAGTACGCTGACTCTGTAACAATGAGTGGTCTAGAAATGCTCCAAAACTCAAGCAAAGAAGCAATCATTGACCTGTTAGATGGTCGTATGCAAGTTTCTGAAGCCCGTCTTTTGAACCGTATTTCTACCGATATTTATGGTGATGGAACTGGAAATGGTGGCAAGAATATTACTGGTTTGGCAGCTGCCGTTGCTGTTGCTAATACAACTGGTACATACGGTGGTATTAATCGTGCAAACTGGACGTTTTGGCAAAACCAAAGCTCTACAGGTGCAGATTCTTCTACCCTAATCCAAGCCGCTATGACTTCTGCCGCAATCAAGTCCGTTCGTGGAACTGATAAGGTAGACCTCATCATTGCTGGTAACACCTTGTATCAACGCTATGTTGCATCCTTACAAGCTATCCAGCGTATTGCTGGTGTAGACGAAGGTGCTGCTGGCTTTGCTTCCTTGAAGTTCTACGGTGGTGGTATGTCTGCTGATGTGGTACTCGGTGGTGGTATTGGCGCACAAGAGAATCCGCTTTATATGTATCTCTTAAACACCAATTACATTTTCTTCCGCCCACACAAAGAGCGTAATTTCGTTCCTATCGGTGGCGAGCGTCAATCGATTAACCAAGATGCAATCGTGAAGCTGTATGGCTGGGCTGGTAACCTTACCTGCTCTAATGCTTCATTGCAAGGCATCTTGTCAGGCACTTAATCCACTGATTATAAAAGGAAAATATCATGGCATATACAACTCTCCCCATCGCTGGTGTAGATTTGGGTGAAAATGCTTACAGCAACCCAAACTCCGCTGGCACAGCAATCCCCACCATTGGGCCACTTGGTCTACAGACTTTTGCATCAGATGGCTTACGCTATGTGTTTGCACAAGCTGGTGCAGCAATCGGTGCATCTACCGCAACTTGCTCAATTAACGCTTCAACCTTTGTAGCAACTGCTTCAGGTGGCACATACCTGTCAGGTGCTTCAATGGCAAGCGGTGATTATGGCTGGTTTAGCAAGGCTAGTGTTTAATAGCTTTTTGTAGTAAAAACGAGGGGTTACCTTAACGGGTAGCCCCTTTTTCCTTTTAACAACCTAACTACTTAGGAGAATTAAAAATGGCTTTACCTTCAGATGAGAACCACGCAGACAGCCGTTTACAGGTGCGTTTTTACAAACGACCCGTACAACAAGAGCATGAATCTATAGAAGCTGGCAGACCAATATTTAAAGAGTTTGACTTTGTACACATTTGTGTAGCTGGCGATACCCTGACCGAGATCGATACTTATGCGCTACCTAGCCATAAGACCCGTTTCCCGATCCAGTGGGCTAACTACATGAACCGTGTGGGCGCAAACGAACCTGATATTGTCGGCACTCCCGTATCGGAATGGCCTATCGTGTCAAAAAGCCAAGCCGAGGAGTTAAGGGCATTGAAGTTCCACACTGTTGAAGCAATTGCACACGCATCTGACCTACAGTTACAGCGCATGGGTATGGCGGCAGGAATGTCACCTTATGCGTTCCGTGACAAGGCAAAGGCATTTTTAAATCTAGCTACCAATGCAGCAGAAACCGATAAGCGGGAAAGTGAAATTAATTCTTTGAAAGAAGAACTTGCCAAAAAGGACTTAGAAACTGCTAAAATAAAGGCAGAAACAGATGCGAAGCTGGCTCAAATGCAGGATCAGATGGCCGCTATACTTGCCGCTGTTGGTGAAAAGAAAACCCGTAAAAAAGCGGTAGCCACAGAGGAAGTTTAATATGTCATCAACGATGCTCCAACTAGTTCAGCAGACCACTAGCGAACTAAACCTTGCTATCCCCACTTATGTGGCGGGTAATACAAATCAAGATGTTCAACAGGTTCTAGCCTTAATGAATCGTGTTGGCTATGACTTGGTAAAAGAATACGATTGGCAAGCTTTGGAACTGGAGTATCGTTTCTACACCACAGCAATTACTACGACCTGCGACACAATCAACAATACCTATAATTTATTAAATGTTGGTAATGTCACGGGTCTAAACAGCAATTACTCTGTAGTCGGTACTAATGTTCCACAAGATACTTATGTAGAAAGCGTAGCAGGGTCTACCGTAACTGTTAGCCAGCTATCATCGGCTACTAGCGTAGGTGGAACTGTTACCTTCTCACAAACCAAGTATCCATTACCGCCTGACTTTGAAACCATTACGGATAATACCCATTGGGACAAAACAAAACATTGGCAGATGCTTGGGCCTGAAGATGCCCAACAATGGCAATGGCTAAAGTCAGGATATATCTCAACAGGCCCACGGATTCGTTGGCGTATTTTGGGTAACCAATTTCAAATTTGGCCACCCTACAACACACAAGAGTATCTAGGCTTTGAGTACCGTTCTAAAGGATGGGCTAGAAGTGTCACCGATCAAGTAAAAAACAGCTTTACTGTAGACACCGATACCACGGTGCTTGATGATACGGTCTTAGTTTTAGGTACAAAACTTAAGTATTTCCAAATCAAGGGGTTTGATACTACTGCCCTACAAGCTGATTATTACCGCTATTTGAATGTTGCTAAAGCCAACGACAAAGGCTCTGCTACCCTATCGTTTGCACCATACCCAAGCAAAGTCTTAATTGGTTACGCTAACATTCCTGATACTGGCTACGGGTCATAATGGCGGTCGCTCAACAAAGAAGGGCAGTTACCGCTTCTCTACCATCCCCTATTGGGGGTTGGAACGCTAGGGATTCGCTTGCTGAAATGAACCCCTTAGATGCGGTTCAGATGGTTAACTTCTTTCCTACGCCTACGGATGTAACCCTTAGAAAAGGGTTCACCAAAGTATCGACAGGTATTACTGGGGCGGTTTTATCCCTAATGAATTACAGTAGCCCAACAGGTAGCAAGTTGTTTGCGTCTACGGCTACGATTATTTACGATGCAAGTACCTCAACGGCTACCTCTAGTCTTACAGGCAATACCGATGGTAAGTGGATTCATTCCATGATTACGACTGCGGGTGGCTCATTTATGCCAGCCGTTAATGGGGTTGACCCGATGGTGGTTTATGACGGCACAAGATGGTCTAGAAGTGCTACAACAAACACCGCACAGACTATTTCGACCATTACTAGGGGTGGAACGGGCAATTTAACCGCTACCCTAACGACTGCAAGTGCTCATAATCTTGTTACAGGTAACACCATAACAGTCGCAGGTGCAACACCCGCAGAATTTAATGGAACTTATCGCATTACTGTAACGGGTGGATCAACCCTCACTTATACGATGGCTACTGCCCCAAGCGGTGATGCGACTGTTGTAGGCACTTACACGATTAATTACTTTATTACAGGGCTAAATTCTACTAATTTTGCCTATGTAAACCTGTTTAAAGAGCGTCTTTACTTTGTACAAAAGAATAGTTTGAGCTTTTGGTACTTGCCTGTTGACAGTATTAACGGGGCAGTAAGCGAATTCCCTCTTGGTGGCATCTTTAAAAAGGGTGGCTACCTACAAGCGATGGGAACTTGGACTATTGACGCTGGCTACGGGGTAGATGACCTAGCCGTATTCGTTACAAGTAACGGAGAAGTCGCTGTTTACAAGGGTTCTGACCCATCTGACCCGAATGATTGGGCATTAGTCGGTATTTGGAACATCGGACAGACTTTTGCCCGTAAGTGCGTGTTTAAATTTGGTGGTGACATCCTACTTTTGACCGAAGATGGCTTAGTACCCCTATCCGCAGGACTTCAGTCTACCCGCCTAGACCCAAGAGTTAACATTACTGACAAGATTTTCTACGCTATTAATCAAGCGGCAGACCTTTATGCTACAAACTTTGGCTGGCAAATGAATTACTTTGCTAAACATAATATGTTGATCGTCAATATCCCCGTAACGGGTGGTTCAGAGCAGTATGTCATGCACAACATTACAAAATCATGGGCTAGATTTACCAATTTAAACGCAAATTGTTGGGAAACTAGCGGTGATGATATGTACTTTGGTGCAAACGGCTTTGTGGGTAGGTTTTACGATACTTTTGCTGATGATGGCACAAATATTAAGGGCTTTGTACAGCAAGCCTATTCGTATTTCGAGTCTAGGGGGCAACAAAAACGCTTTACCCTAGTACGCCCTATCCTACAGACAGATAACGGCTTACCGACCGTTCTATGCGGTTTAAGCACCGATTTTGATACAGTTGAATTGACTAGCCAAATATCCTTTAACCCCGCTATTCTACAAACTGGTGAATGGGACTTAGATACATGGGATAACGCTAACTGGGGCGGTGGTTTAGTAATTACTAAGATATGGCAAGGCGTGACAGGATTAGGCTATGCAGGATCAGTTAGCCTAAATGTTGCATCGCAAGGTATTGAATTTCATTGGGCAAGTACGGATTATGTAATGGAAAAAGGTGGAGTTATTTGAGGACAGTTACGACTGATAATCAACGCTATTTAGGCGAATGGTTGGTCAGAATCCTTAACTTTCCCTTACCTGAAACCACCCAATGTATCGGGCAGATGAAGGATGGTAATTTAGTAGCAGTAGCGGGATACACCAATTTTATGCCAAAGGCGTGTGAGATTCATATTGGTAGTGTTGGTGAGCATTGGGCTAGTAAAGATTTTATATGGGCGGTGTTTGATTACCCCTTTAATAAACTCGGTGTTAGCGTTATACTAGGTCAAATCTGTAAGGACAATGAAGATGCCTTACGATTAAACCGACACCTTGGTTTTAAAGTGGTAGCCGATATACCTGATGCCCACATGAGTGGTGATTTAGTGATTATGGCTATGAGAAAAGAGGAGTGTCGGTTTCTTAACATCCGATGCTCTCTAAACAAGGGAGAATAGTATGGGTGGTGGTGGATTTTTAGGATTAGGGCCTGCTCCAAGTGCCCCTGCTGCTCCTGATTACAGGGCTGCTGCACAAGAAACTTCTGCGGGTAATTTAGAAGCGGCTAGAGCTGCTGCTGCTGCCAATCGTGTAAATCAATTTACCCCTTATGGTTCGTTGGTATATAGCCAACAAGGTACTTTTGACCCTAGAGCATACGAACAAGCGTATCAGTCTTATCAAAAAGCTCGCCAAGGCGGTGGATTGCCTGAAGGATATAGTCTAACTGACACTACTGGTGGCCCTAGAACTGCGGTTATGCCACGAGAGGGTTTTCAGTTTGCTTATGGCCCATCAGGTGACCGCATTGAAGTACCTTTAGGTGGCGGTGATTTAAAAGCCCCAAGACCTGAAGATTTTTTATCTGCTCCTGCAAATGCCGACCAAGGTTGGACTGCTAGACAGATTCTAAGCCCTGAACAACAACAATTATTAGATATTCAAAACAGATTAAGTCAACGCACAGGCGGTTTGGCTGAAACAGGTATTGGTTATCTTGAAAACACATTAGCAAAGCCATTTGATACAAGCAAACTGCCATCGACAGGTTTTAATCCTAGTCAGACATACCAAGAAGCCTATATGCAACGGCTTGCCCCACAGCTTCAACAAGGGCGTGAGCAATTACAGCAACGATTAGCAAATCAAGGCATTGACATTGGCTCTACAGCGTATGACCGAGCCATGATGCAACAAGCCCAGCGTGAGAATGACTTATTGTTAGGTGCTACCACGCAAGGTTTTGGCGTTGGTCAGCAAGCAAGAACACAAGGTTTACAAGAAGCTGCTTATTTGCGTAATGAACCACTAAATATGCTCAATGCGTTGCGTTCAGGTGCACAGGTACAAGGCCCACAATTTGTTAATTCTGCCCAACAAGCTACGACTGCTGGCCCTGACATATTAGGTGCAGCACAGATGGGATACAACGCCCAAATGGGTGACTTTAACGCTAAACAAGCCGCCCAAGCTAACCTTAATCAAGGTTTATTTCAAATGGGCGCTGCTGCAATACCTATGTTTTCAGACATAAGACTTAAAGAAAACATTAAGCCTGTAGGCGTAATGCCTAACGGCTTGACCTTATATAGCTTTGAGTATGTTGATGAAGTGAAGTCACACCCATTAGCAGGTGATGGCATCCATGTTGGTGTAATGGCACAAGAAGTAGAGCAAGTATTCCCCTATGCAGTTAAAACCCTAGATGACGGCTATAAAGTCGTAGATTACGGACTATTACCATGAATATGTACAACCCCTACATTCAGCAGATGCCCCAAACCCAAGATTTAGGTGGGTTATCCCCGTATATGCAAAACATAGCCGCCCAACAAGCCATGCAACAACAGGCTATGCAACAAGGTATGAATCTGACCAATCAAGCGGGTATGACCGTTGATGGCAAACAAGCTGGGGCTGGTTACAGCCAACTAGCTATGGCAAATGCTTTACGCAGACAACAAGACCAACAAAAAATAGACATGGCTAATACAGAAATGTCGGCTTATAACCAAAGACCTGCACAGAACTACTATTCTGCTGGTATGAATCCTATGAATATTCAAAGCGATATGGACTATTAATATGGCTCAACAAATGCCCATGATTAATGTAGGCGGTAATTTACCACCTGAAATCCTACAGCAACAGCAGGCTTTAAACCGCCAACAACAGATGGCACAGTTGCTTATGCAACAGGGTCAATCCATGCCGTCAGGACAGATGGTTAGTGGGCGTTATGTTGCACCTAGTTTTTTTCAATACGCTGCACCTTTATTCCAAACCTATGCTGGTACAAAACTTGCCGAAAAAGGCGATAAAGCTAGTGCAGACTTAGCTAAAGCATTGCGTCAACAATACGCTAACGAAGCCCAACAATATCAAAACATATTGCGTGGTAAAGAGCAAACATTTGAACAGGCTGGGCCAACCCAAACAGGGGGCAACATTCCTAATCAAACTTATCGTACTGGGGCTGACCCACAAGCAGCATATTTATTTGGTTCTACAGCGTATAACCCTGTATTACAACAAGCATCTGCTAAGAAAATGTTAGAAGGGCCAAAATATAAAGAAGTAACTCAATTTAATCAACAAACAGGCAATACTGAAATTTATCGGTATGACGAAAATTCGCAAAATCCTAGAGAAACAATGCAATTCTTAGGAATTAGTAAACCTGCTATTAGTCCTGAAGCACAGATTCGTTTTGGAGATGAAGGTATTGGTATCCCCGCTCAATTTAGAGGTGGTGCTACAACACAAGGTCAACCTATAAGTGCCTATGGTGCTAATGTTCAATTTACCCCTAACCAAACTAGACCTCAAGGTCAACCTATGGGTCAACCAGTAGGCCAATCTCAAGTAACGCCTACTATTGCTTCTACGCAAGCATATGACCCATTTAAAGCACCACCTGTACCAGCAGGTTTAAGTGGCAAACAAGCTAGAGAATGGCAAGCAGACCAATCTAAACCTTTAACTGGCGAAGATGCTAAACAAGTTACTGGTGCAATTAACTATCAAAAAGCACTAGTTGATGTGCAAAACCTTTTTGATAAACATAAAGGTGTTGATTTATTAAAACCAAATATTAGAGCAGAATTTCAAGGTGCTGTAGAAAATGCTCGTTTACAAGGTAAAGAAGCAAATCGTTTGGGTGCTTTAACTGGCCCTGATTACGGAATTTTAGAAAAAATTATTGCTGACCCAACTGCTTTTGATGCTTTCTTAAAAGATAGAGAAACAATTAACAAACTGTATAACAATCAAAGATTGTTTACTGGTGAAATGATTAAAACAAATTATCGTGCTGCTCAAAAAGCTGTGCCTGAAAATCTGCGTGAATTTGTTGATATAAAACCTAAAGAATTATCTACAAACAAACCAAAAGAAGGAAATGCCGATATACAGTCGCAATTAAGGACAAAAGGAATTCCTTACCAACCTAAATTGTATGAATACAGGGTAAACCCTGATGGTAGCGTTGATAGGAAAAGAAAAATTCTATGAGCGATTGGGAAAGAATAAGTTCAGCAACACAAACCCAAGCAACGCCTGAACCAAAATCAAGCGATTGGGAAAGTGTTCAAGCTAATGCACCATTGGGTGCTTATGAACGCTTTTTAGACAGCTTACGCAATCCCCAAACAGGTGGGCGTAGTGGTGTGGTTGGCCCTGCATTAGTAGGCGGTACAGGTGAATTGATTAAAGGTGCTGGTGCTTTAACGCAAATGGCGTTTCCTAATGCTGGTACACGCATGGTTGAAGTTGGTGAAGCAATGACTGAGGGTGCTAAAAGCGTAGCTCCTGTTTCAGGCACAGTCGGGCAAATTGGTTCGTATTTAGTGCCATATGGTGCTGCACAAAAAGCTACAACTGCGTTAGCACAAGTACCACAAGTTGCTAGACAAATAGGTCAATTACCAAGCTATGCTAGGGCTGTAGGTCAACAAGCAACTATTGGTGGAACTTTAGGCTATGGATTAACGCCTGACCAACAAAATCGGGAACAAGCCGCCACATTTGGTACTTTAACTGGTGCAGCTACCCCATTTATTGAAAAAGCGGTTCGTGGTACTGTCAATTTATTGCGTGGCACACCACCAGCACAAGGCACAATGCAAGCCGCTAGAGAAGCCCAAGAAGCAGGTTATGTAATACCCCCAACCCAAGTAAAACCATCGTTGCTAAACCGCTTTTTAGAAGGTACTGCTGGAAAAATAAGTACCGCTCAAAACGCTAGTTTTAAAAACCAACAAGTAACTAATCAGTTGGCTGCAAAGTCTTTAGGATTACCCGAAGATGTTGTTATTACCCCTGAAATTCTTACAAACATTAGAGCAAAAGCTGGTCAAGCCTACGAAACACTAGGAGCTACTGGCACAGTTAAAACTAGCCCTAAATTTATACAAGCATTAGATGAAATAAAACCTTATAAAGATGCTGTTCAAGCGTCAAAAGACTTTCCAACGGCAGATAAAAACCCAATTATTGGCGTTATTGACGAATTAAAACAAAAAAGTTTTGATGTAAATTCAGCTATTTCTAAAATTAATGTATTGCGTAATGACGCAGATATAGCCTATGGAACAGGCAATAAAGCATTAGGCAAGGCAAACAAAGAAGCAAGCCAAGTATTAGAAAACACTATTGAAAACTACCTTGCTAACACTAAACAAACGGATTTGTTGCAAAGGTTTAGAGAAGCTCGTCAAACCATTGCTAAGACTTATTCTGTAGAAAACGCTTTAAATGTAAAAACTGGAACAATCGATGCTAAGAAATTAGCTGCCCAATTACAAAAAGGCAAACCTTTGTCAGGCGAGTTAAAACAAGTGGGTGAATTTGGTACTGCTTTTCCAACAGCAGTTAAAACTCCTGAAACTATGGGTAGTATTCCGCAAATTAGCCCACTAGATGTTGGTGGTGCAGTATTAACAGGTGGTGGTGCTTATGTTTCAGGTTCAGGTGCAGAAACTCCAGCAACTTTGGCTGCTTTACTAGCAAGACCAACGCTAAGAGCCGCAGCACTATCCAAACCTATTCAAAGCAGATTAACTAATCAACAAATGCAAAATTTAAGCCCTGAAACACGCAATTTAGCTAGAATGTTAATGCTACAAGGGGCAACCAAAGTTGGAGCTAATGAGGAGCAGAAATGAGTAGAAACGGGTCAGGCACATATTCTTTACCTGCGGGTAATCCCGTAGTAACTCAAACCACGATTAGTTCATCATGGGCTAATACCACCATGAATGACTTGGCTTCTGCCCTTACGGACTCGGTTGCCGCAGATGGTCAGACCCCAATGACGGGTAACTTAGACCTAAACACACATAAAATAGTTAATTTAGTAGCGGGTAGTGTGGCAGGTGATGCAATAGAGTTTGCTCAATTTAAGACACCTACCTTTACAGGTAATGTCACCATGTCATCTACTGGGTTTGCCTTAATCCCAGCAGGAACTACCGCAGAAAGACCCGCAAGCCCTGCCAATGGTCAGATTCGTTATAACACCACGACTGCTCAGTTTGAGGGCTATCAAGGCGGTGCATGGGGTCAATTAGGTGGTGGTGCTACGGGTGCAGGTGGGGATGAGGTATTCGTAGAAAACTCAAGAGTCGTAACTACAAACTATACAATTCCTGTAGGCAAATCAGCCGAAAGTGTTGGGCCTATCACAATTAATGCAGGTATTACTGTGACAGTAAGTTCAGGCGAAAGATGGGTGGTATTGTAAGATGAAAACCACTAAAATATACAAAAGGAGTAAATAATGTCTATTGTCTTACAAGGCTCAACTTCAGGTAGCGTTACATTACAAGAACCAGCCGTTGCTGGTACTACTGTATTGACCTTACCAGCCGTATCAGGAACAGTCATTACTACAGGCACTACTGGTCAAGTTATTGATAGTGGTGCTTTACCAATAGGTAGTGTATTGCAAGTGGTTAGTGCTACTACTGCAACAACAGTAAGTAATTCAACTGGAACTTATGCTGATACTGGACTAACTGCAACTATTACTCCTAAATTCTCCACAAGTAAAATTCTTGTTATGGCAACTATTAACGGAACTTTAAAAACCACAAACAATACCAATATAAAAACTCAATTAGTTAAAAATTCTACTGCTATTTTAGCCATTGATGATTATGCTGGAATTACTGGAACAACCGCTTCTAATGGTGTTGGTTCTATTTCTTGTAATTATTTAGATTCACCAGCAACAACTTCTGCCACAACATACAAAGTTCAATTTGCTTCAGATAATGCAAATGCCATTGTCTATGTTCAAGGCTTTAACAATGTTACAAACGGCTCTAACTCAACTATGGTTTTAATGGAGATTGCACAATGAGTTTAAATATTGACCAAACAAATGCACTCTATAAAATTTATTCAAATGTAGTCCGCACAGTAGGCAACATTGCTTACGATGCAGACGGCAACGAAGTCGCATACGATAAAGATGCAGTACAGGCTTATGTAGATGCTCATGCTTATATTGCTAAAAGAGCATCAGAATACCCGCCCATCACCGATTACATTGATGGTGTAGTCAAGGGTGACCAAGTTCAGATTGATAAATACATTGCTGACTGCTTGGCGGTCAAGGCTAAGTATAAAAAGGGAGCATAACAATGGCTGTCACACTAAATGCAAGTACATCCACAGGGTTGGTTCAGAGTGCCGACACAAGCGGTGAGATTGAACTTCAATCTAACGGCACAACTGCTCTAAAAGTAAACACCAACGAGGGTATTCAAATCCTAAACTGCTTGGGTGTGGGTAACGCTACCCCATCTACTAGCGGTGCTGGTATTACATTTCCAGCTACTCAATCAGCAAGCACAGACGCTAATACGCTAGATGATTATGAGGAAGGTACTTGGACACCAACACTAACTGCTTCATCAGGAAGTGCAACTTATACTTCATCAACCGCAGGAAGTTATCAAAAAATTGGAAATAGAGTTTATTGTTTTGGTGTAATTCAACTTGCATCAAGTTCATTAAGTGGTCAAATATTTGTTGGTGGATTGCCTTTTACATCAAGTTCAACTTTGACTTTAGCAAGAACTCCTGTTTGCTTAGGAAGGCATGATTCATGGAATACAGCACCTATTGGTGGTGCTATTGTCGGTATATCTACAACACAATTTGAATTGTATAAATTTGGCTCAAATTCTAATACTACTGATTCAGTTGGTGCTGACACAACTGCAACAAGTGGAATATATTTTTCTTTATCTTACATAACGGCTTAATATCATGGCACTTACAGAAAACACAATAATTGACCAAATTGAAATAGTAGGCGATTGGAACATTCAAGTTCGCCAAGCTACTATTATTGAGCGTGACGGTGAGTTTGTATCTCGTACCTTCCATCGTTGGGTATTAACTCCTGATTCAGACATTAGCGACCAAGAACAAAAGGTTCAAGATATTTGTAATGCCGCATGGACTGATAAAGTTAAAGCCGCATACGAAACATTTAAGGCTGAACAAGCCAATAGATTAGGAGCGTAAGATGGCATTTGTGCCTAGCCCTGAAGCCGTTAGCTGTGTTTATTGGGTTCATAGACCCGAACATACTGACATATTGCGTCAAGGCTATGTAGGCATTTCTAAGCGGTTTGAACGCAGAATTTGGGAGCATCTTAAATTAACCCAAAACAGATACCTAAAGAACGCAATCAATAAGTACGGCTGGAATAACTTGGTCAAAGAAAAGGTGCTAATTGGCAAAGAAGATTACTGCCTAGAGATTGAATCCAAGCTACGACCAGCAGATAAGATTGGTTGGAACTTGGTCAAAGGCGGTAACAAACCACCAGTTAATCGTTGGAATCTTGGTAAAAAAGGTTTAACTGTTGCTTGGAATAAAGGCTTAAAAATGTCGGATGAGGTAAAAGAAAAAGTCCGCAAAGCCGCCAAAGAGCAATGGCAAAGACAGGGTATGCGTGAATTACTTTCTAGTATTAAAAAGGGCAAACCATCTAATATGGCTGGTAAAAAACATAGCCCTGAAACGATTGAGCGTATGCGTTTGGTTAAAATTGGTAAACCATCAGGCAAAAAAGGTATGAAAATGTCGCAAGAGCATAATGACAAAATGAAAAAATTAGCCAAAGCACAGGCTTGGACTTGCCCACATTGCGATACAAGTGGGTTTAGTAAAGGTGCTGGAAATAGATGGCACTTTGATAACTGTAAAGGAGCAAGATAATGCCACCGATTACGCTGAATGGCGATACTGGAATAACAACTCCCATGTACAACGGGAGTATTACTGCTAATGCGGTAACTCCATCCGTTAATATGAAGAATCGCATCATCAATGGTGCGATGACTTTAAATCAGCGTGGGTTTAGCGGTGCAAATACCAACAACACCTACACCCTTGATAGATGGGTAATGCAAACTGGTTTAGATAATAAGTTTACTGTTGCTCAATCATCAACTGCTCCAACAGGATTTTCTAATTCTTTGTTAGTTACTTCTTCTACAGCTTATTCTGTACCAAGTGGCGAATATTACACAATTGTTCAAAAAATAGAGGGTTTTAATACTTCAGATTTAGCTTTTGGTACGGCATCAGCCAAGACCATTACCCTAAGTTTTCAGGTGTATTCATCATTAACTGGCACTTTTGGCGGTTCGTTAGCAAATAGTGCAAATAATCGTTCTTACCCATTTACATACACAATTTCTACTGCAAACACTTGGACTACTGCAAGCGTAACTATTGCTGGTGATACATCAGGCACTTGGATTGGTGCTACAAACGGCATAGGATTAAATGTAATATTTGGTCTTGGTGTTGGAACAACTTATAGCGGTACTGCTGGAGCTTGGGCAGGAGCAGATTATCGTTCAGCAACAGGCGCAGTATCCGTAGTCGGTACAAACGGAGCAACTTTCTACATTACTGGTGTGCAATTTGAGGTAGGCTCTACAGCTACTAGCTTTGATTACAGACCTTATGGAACTGAATTGGCTTTGTGTCAGCGGTATTATGCAAGATTCAGTACATTATCTGGAAATTATGCAGGTTTTGGTTCTGGAGTAGTTGAAGCATCAACAGGAGCAACAATAATTGTTAAATATCCACAAACAATGAGGGCTACGCCAACATTAGCGCAATCAACCACTGGTTTATACGATGGAGCTTCTGTTCAAACGGTCACTAGTTTAGGAACGGCATATTACGGAAACAATGCGCTAAATGCAAATATTGTTGCAAGTGGCGGCGGTTTGACCCAAGGTAGAGGATGTGTATGGATTGCTGGTAACTCAACCGCTGGGTATATTGACCTTTCTTCGGAGCTATAACCATGTATCAACAGTATCCAATACATCCCGCTTTTGGTAAGTCGCAATCTATTCGTAGATTATTAGACGGTGCTTGCATCCCTTTTGCACCTGACAACACAGACTACCAAACCTTTAAAAAAGAAGTCTTAGCTGGTGCAGAACTGCAAGATGATACTGGGAATGTGATGACACAGGCTGAAGCCGATGCTTTTATAGCGACCTTGCCGTAAGACATGGATATGGCGTTTGAGATTGATCCCGTTAAATATGGCGTTCTTTGGCAGAAGGTAGAAAACTACGAGGCCAAGTTCGATGAAATGTCTAAAAAGATCGACAAGATGGAAGCCAGTATTGATGAACTTGTTGCAATGGCTAATCGCTCTAGGGGCGGTCTTTGGGTCGGCTTGGGGGTTGTATCTGTTATTAGTTCACTCGTAGGGTTTATTGCACATTGGTTCAGTAAGAGTTAATCAATGTGTCAGATGATCTTGGGTTGTCAGCAGGTGCAAAGGGCATTAGCGAGGGTATAAAGACTGGTCGTGAAGCTGGTCGTGAGATTGGCAAGAACATTGAAGAAGTACAGAAAGAAGCGGTAGATGTAGCAAAAGAACGGGCAAACGCAAGAATCCGTGAACGCAGGGAAGCAGAGTTAAAGAAGGAACGGGCGATATTTAAAGCCCTTGAGGAGTACAAGCACCGTAAACAAATTACGGATGAGGAGTACAAACTAAGGGTGGAGTTTATAAAGAAATTCGGTACTAAAGAGTGGGATAAGGTCATTCAGATAAAGACCGAGATTGAAAAGATAGAAAAGGCAGACAAAGACTACTTTGATGCCGAGTTGTCAAAGGTTAGATGGGTGCAGTTTTGGTGCTTTTTGGCGGCAGGTTGGATTGCTTATTTTATTGTATGGGGGAGTAAAAAATGATTCCGCTAATGGCACTAGTCGATGTTGGGATGAAAGTCCTAGACAAGTTTATTCCTGATCCTGAAGCCAAAGCCAAGGCCCAAGCTGAACTATTAAAGATGCAACAAGAGGGTCGGTTAGCTGAGTTAAACGCTGACATGAACGAGCAGAACAATATATCTGACCGCTGGAAAGCTGATCTTGCTAGTGACTCTTGGCTATCTAAAAATATACGCCCTATGTCATTAGTGGCTATTTTTGCTGGTTACTTTCTTTTTGCCATGATGTCTGCTTTTGGCTACGATGCTAAAGAATCGTATGTAAACCTGCTGGGTCAATGGGGTATGCTAATAATGAGTGCGTATTTTGGTGGCCGTACCCTAGAAAAAATCATGGATATGAAAGCTAAAAAAGATGAATCTAAGTGAACACTTCACCCTAGACGAACTGACCCACACAGATCATAGGCAGTTTGACAATACGCCAAACGCTACCGAGATGGCTAACCTTGTACGCCTAGCGGGGTTCTTAGAGGAAGTTAAGACCGTCTTAGGTGGCAAACCCGTGATGGTTAACTCAGCTTTTCGTTGCAAAGAAGTCAATGACGCTGTAGGATCAAAGGACACTAGCCAGCATCGGATTGGATGTGCCGCAGACATAAGAGTACCAAGCATGACCCCCGATGAAGTCGTTAAGGCGGTGATCGCATCGGGGATTGGATATGACCAAATTATTCGAGAATTTGACCGTTGGACACATATTAGTATTCCTAATATTGCTGGCACTGCTCCTCGCAGACAAGCACTGATTATTGATAAAGCTGGAACTAGACCGTACTAAAACAGTTCGGTCAGGTCTACGATTTTCCACAAGTCCTTAGGAACATCGTAAAAGTATTCATCTTGAGCGACTGCCCTGTTTGGTACTTCTATTAACGGGCAATCTTTGATCTTGTTTGCCCTAATCCAGTAAGCGTGGGTCAAGGGTCGGTTTACTACATACATCGTGGTTCTAGGGTGGTTAAACAGCTTATCCTTCCTGTGGGCTATGTGGATGGTATCAAACGGGCAAAACTCCCAATCCCTGACCTCTACCTCAACATACCCTAAATGCTCTCCCTTACGGCTTAATATGAGGTCTACAGCGTACTTATCGGGGTTAGGGGTAGCATCTATATACCAAAGGTTTTTGAGCCACCTAGCGACCGCATCACGGGCAGGTGGGTCACAAGCATCGTGCAGGGCTTGGTCAAACTTCTTATATTGCATAGCCGTGCATTAAGTAGTTAGTACCAAAAAACACTACGCAAAATAGGATTGCCGCCAAACCACCAAGCAAGAACATACGGATAGACTCAATACGCTCCTTCTTCTTTTCTGCGGCTCTTAAGGCGTTATACGCATCTAGGTCACCCCAGCCCTTATCAAGCATCCTTTGGCGGTCAGTAAACTTACGCTGGGCCTCATAAAATAACTCTGCATCTTTTTCGCTTTTTAACATGACTATCTCCTAGGGGCGTTAACGGGCTGTAACTTTTAAAGTAATAACTGCGGTGGTTTTGGTGTGCTTTTCGATTAACTCAGCAGGGATATTCGCTTCTGCATACACAGCCTTGTTATCAACAGTCTTACGCTGGGATAGGGTCACACAGGCTTTATAAAGGTTGCCCTCGATGTGACCTTCTTCTTGCTTGAGTTCGGTCTTGAGTGCTTCTGCTTGGGCTTCTAGGTCAGCTATTTGAGCCAAGAGCATACCGAGTTGGTCAACTTTGGTAATTTGTAGGTCTAATACTTGCATTTGATTCTCCTTATCTATCTCACTCAACATTGAGTAAGACAATTATAAGTTAAGTAATCTTAATAATGCAAGATATTTTATAGGGATATACCCTTAGAAAACAGGGCAATATTTGGCAGTTACGATCAATAGGGCAGAAAGCCGCAAAACTCCCTAATTACTGCATCCTATTTTGACGGCTTAACGCCCTTAAATAAGTGGGGTACTTGCTTGCGCTTTCCCCCGTTCCCGTGAAGGAACTTTAATTATAAGCCGTTCTTTATTTGATAAACCCGCAGTAGATGCTCAAAACACTCCCAGCCCTTTTGGAGTCGATCCTGCTCAATTTCAATGAGTTTGACCTGATCGGTCGTGCCGTTAACAAAAACAATAGCGCACCTAGCCGTTGGAACTCCTAGACCCTCTCGGTAGGCGGCTAACTGCATTTCATGTTCAAAGTACACATCCACCTTATCTAAGTCGGTATCCTTAGTCTTAAAATCGACTATAAAGCCCCCCCTAGCCATCAAATCACATTTACCACCATACCCTAACGGATGGGCAAAAGACTTCTCTGAGAGCCATAGCTGGCTTCCAAAGGCATTCTCTAGGGTTTCTATGATGGTATTAATGTACGGGGGTTTTTCAGGCATATAGACCCCCTCAAACCAGCTTTGAATGATGGCGTGAATCGCAGTGCCTCGTTCTGCCGCTTCCCTGCCCGTAGCCTTGGAATCCTGCATCACCCTAGCTAACCAGTCTGATTCGGGTTCGTCAGGCAGTCTAGGCAGGGTTAAGGCCGCTAAGAGGACTTGTTGCTGCTTCCATGTATCAAGCCCTGCTTTCGATAGCATTCCGTTAATTGTTGTAACACTAGGCAAAAGTCCGAGCTTCCGTGCGTCACGGAGCGTTGTTGCCCGTTCCCCAGTTTTGCCGATAGTTGTGTAGGCAGGACTACCATCTTTCTTGTACCAATGACCTGATTCACTTAATTTCTCCTTAACTATCATTTCGTGCTTTCAACATTGCATCCGCTACCACATAAGCATAAGACCCAATCCAGCCATCAATCTCGTCTATATTTAGACTTTTATCATCTGATTTGCCAATAATTGCTTGCATAGCTTTAGCCGCAAAATAATCACGAATATTTATTTCATTTTCCATGTCAAAAAAACCTTTATTTTCTGAATAAGCAATCATTACTATTCCTTAAAAAGGTATGTCGGATAAATCATCATCTTGAATCTTAGGCGCATTCTTTTCACGCTCCTGTTGACCCCGCCATTCACTACTCTCCGCTATCTTTTCCTTATAGTACTTAGGTAGCGCATCGTATTCTTCTTGTTTATAACTTTGCAACCAAAAGATTTTGGTGGGGTTAACGCCTTCAGGCTGGGCGTTACGCAATGCGCTAGGCACAGGGCTGATACCTGAAATATTAGCGTACTTACCATCCTCAGAGTGCGTAATATTGACCATGCAAAACTTACCTAATAAGTTTTTGAGGTCAAAGTTCTTACGATCCTCGGTGGTCATTTTTTTATTCGACCACGCCTCTAAGTCTTGGCGCAAACGGGCCTGATCCCCAAGGCTTACCGTATAACGCTTAGATACGATTAACGGCTTGCCATCGTCTGTCTGTAATGGTTTGCCATCCTCATCATCCCCGTGCAGTTCCCAAGTCAATACGACCTTATGCATGATTTTGGTTTCCCCAGCCCACTCGGTAGCTTGGTGACCTAGGTCGATAACGGAATAAAGACGAGCCATATGCAAGCCAGCAGGGGCTATTTTAAAATCTCGTTGAGTATCAGAAATAATCATATTGTTCTCCCGTATGGGTTTAAGTCGTTAAATACACCTTGTAAAAAATCACGCTGACGGTTAACTGGCGCAAAGCCACAGCCATAGCGCAGTAAGTCAATTTGTTCTTTGGATAAGTCTGCGCCACCTTCTAGCACATTAAAGATGCGTTCAAGTTCACCTTGAAGCTGTAGTAAGTCATTGGTTTGCGATTCTATTTCACTCATAAGAGTTCTCCTATTAACACGGTACATACCGTACCACAATTTTAAGCCAGCTTAATTTATAAAGCAACAACTATTTGTAAATATGTTGGTAAAATGTTAAGATAAATTAATGAACGCAGCGACACTAATTAAACTTCTCGGTGGCCCTACTCGCATCTCAAAGCTAGTAGGCGTAAGCGTTCCTGCCGTATCTATGTGGCAAAAAAGCGATATACCGATTGATAAAATGGTCATTTTGGCTGCGACTTTAGAAAAAGAAAGTCATGGGTTAATCACCCGAAAAACCCTATTTCCAAATAGCTATAAATTAATTTGGCCTGAATTAGAATAATGATGCATAATTGAGGGGCAGAGTGAAGTCTGTTTTGTAGTTACCTCTAAGCACAAGACCCCTTCGGTCTGATCTGAGTGTTTAGTAAATGGTTTAGAGGCATTTATTAAGCAACTTCACCTTAGATCAGTCCAAAGGGGTTTTTCTATTTCTGCCGTACTTCTCACGATAGAAATGGGGTTAAATCGCCCGCTAGAAAGAAAAGATGGGCTGGTTTACACCTGACAGCAAGCCCCGTAGACTTGAGTGGGTACTACACAAGTTACAAGGACAATGGTGATAGACAACCTTGTATCGAATGAACACTACCTTCGGGAGCATTAGTTCAAGATCAATTTCTTGAATGGATGGGGTGCTATCACCTTTGGGGAACTTATGACTAAAAAACAACATATCAGGGTTTTCCTTATAAAATAATCCTTGCTATTGTTAAGATAACTTAACTATAATTGTCTTACTCAATACCGAGTGAAAAAGAAAAGGAATAGAAAATGGCAAAGCAAACTGTAGATTTCCAAGCAATATACGACCAAGCCCTAGCTGCTGGTCAAAAAGCCGAAGCAGATTACATAGAAACCGTTGGTGAAGATAACTATTGTGGTTTTGCATGGGTAGAGATTCCTAACGGTCGTAGCCCGTTTGTAAACTGGTGCAAAAAGAACAATATTGGTAGCAAACATTGGCAAAAAGGCTGGCAGATATGGCGTTGCACCAATAATATGACCCAATGTATGAATGTATTAGAAGTCGGTGCTAGCGCATTTGCTGGCGTATTAAAAGAACACGGTATCGATTCTTGGTACAACTCAAGAGCAGACTAACTAACCAGCCCCCTCGGGGGCTATTTTTATTTGAAAGATAAAAATGACCGCAAAAAAAACCCCAAAAAAACCAAAACCGCTAACTAAAGTTCAGCAATTAGAACGCCAAGTCAGCATTCTAGAATCAGCTATTTATCAGGCCTACAACGATTATGATGAAATATTTGCCCTAATTAGAGTGTTTCGTAGCTACGCAAAAAGCGAAGATTACAGCAAATATTTAGCTGATGATTACTTGATGGCTATAACTACTAACATTATGTCTAATCAAACCACAATGATGGATTGCGCTGGTTTGGAGTATTGATGGTTGAAACCATAATGACCGTGTTTGCAATATCGACATTTATCATCTTTTCAGCAGTAATGATAATTGCCGCATTTCTTTATTACTGGATGGATTAATGAGCTTTCAAGACTTCTACTCCCTATACCCCCGCAAAATGGGGCGCAAAGAGGCCGAGCGTAGCTGGAACAGGCTTACCCCTACACAGCAAAAAGAATGCCTTGAAGCCCTGCCAAACTACCTTAAATATTGGAAGATCAAGGAAACCCAAAAAGACTATATACCGTATCCCGCCACATTTTTGAACCAAGAACGCTGGACTGACGAGATTGATCTAGAACCCAATAAAAAGCCCGAACTACCGTGGTACTCCACTGAGGAACTGACCGCCCGTAAAGCGCAGGAAGTCGGATGCCCTGCTTATGCTGGTGAGGCGTGGCAACAATGGCGGGCTCGGATTAGCCAAAAGATTAAGCAATTAGATGAACAGCTATAAACAAAGAATCGAGTATTTAGCCCAATCTTACATAGCCATAGCCCAGCGTTATAGGAACTGGGATATGGTCAAAGAATTAATTGAACGAAATAAAGACACAGAAGCGGATGTAAAAAAACGAATAAAGGAACTGTATGCGAGAAATAGACCCCAATAAATGTATAGACTTTATCCTTGATAACGCTGGTAAGTACGCATCTGCCAAGGGTGAGTTAGCCCAGCTAGAAACCTTCAAAAGCAGTCTTAAAGCCATAATGATGCAGAAGTCAGGTGAGCAGACTATTGGGGCGCAGGAACGGGAAGCATACGCTAGTCAAGATTACCAAGACTTATGCAAGGCTATTGGGGTAGCGACCGAGAATGCTGAGAAGCTGAAGTGGGAACTAGAAGCCGCAAGACTACGCCACGCTACATGGCAGACCTTAGAAGTATCTAACCGTAACCAAGATCGGATATTAAAATGATTGAATTACTCAACGAGTTTCAGGTTCTTAGAACCCTAGTCCGTCACTATGACGATGCCCTAAAAAGCAATAACGCCATACAGATGATGGAAATTGCGGTAGACATCGCAGAATCCGCTGTAAAGCTAGAACAATACAGCGTGGATCATGCCAATGTATCGTAATAAAAGCTTATTGGAGATAGCTAGAAGCTTCCCCTGCACCCATTGCGGGGCTACAGATGGCACAGTGGTTGCCGCACACTCAAATCAACTAAGGGATGGAAAAGGCCGTGGACTCAAAGCACACGATTACAGAATCGCATCACTCTGCTACACCTGTCACACAGAAATCGACCAAGGTGCAACACTTAGCAAAACAGAGAGAGTGGGTAGGTGGGAAGAAGCGCACAGAAAAACGATTGCCCTCTTATTCGAGTCGGGGTTTTTATATACCAAGTTTTGAACAAATGACCCAAGACACCGTGGAATTGTTAAACTCTCTTAATGTTGATTCTAAACCTACCCCTACCCCCATCCGTCAATCATTACTGGGGGAGTCATGGACACAGGCGATTCGTAAGCAAGGCAGGCAAGGAGTTTAAAGCCCAAGTCAGCGATTATGTGGTGGAGTGGAAAGTTCCCAAATTAGGCACAGCCCGCTTAGAAATGCAGGTCACCCTGTACCCAAAAGACAGACGCAAGCAAGACATCGATAACCGAATTAAAGCCCTTTGGGATGCCTTAGCGGATGCTGGTGTATTTGATAACGATGAACAGATTGACACCCTAATTGTTCAGCGTGGCGCAATAAAAAAAGGTGGCGGTTGTCTTGTAGTTATTGATAAAATAGAGGAAACTACACCCATTACATAAGGATTTGTATGGAAAACTGTGCATTATTCCTAGCAACAATGCTACATTCTGCGACCAACACGCATTTCTTTCATTGGTCAACCGATTCCTACGCAAAACATAAGGCTTTTGCTAAATACTACGATGGTATTGTTGGCTTAACAGACACCTTTGCCGAATCTTATATGGGCAAATACGGTAAATTTAACGCCTTTCCAAGCGTGTACCACCAGCCCAAAGACCCAATACGCTACATGGAATCCTTACAGAACTTTGTTAAGGAAGCCCGCCAAGACCTACCCCAAGACCCCGAACTACAAAATATCATTGATGAGATCGCAGGCCTCATTAACAGCACCGCTTATAAACTTAAGTTTTTGAAATAAGGATATTTATGCCACTCGTAAAGTCAGGTAGCGCAGAAGCAGTCGGTAAAAACATTAAGACCGAGATGAAAGCTGGCAAGCCAAAGAAGCAAGCCGTAGCTATTGCACTTAGCGTTGAGCGTGAGAACGCTAAAGGAAGTCGCAAGGCAAAGCTAGAGGATGCCTACGCTAAGTACATTGAGGAAAAAACATGAGTCGTAGGGATGACATTCGTGCGGCAGTAGAAAAGCACGATAAGCCAATCCCCAAGACTACGACAGGTAAGGATAAGAACTACCTGCCCACAGAACAAGGCGCAGGCATGACCGCCAAAGGGCGTGAAGCGTATAACCGTAAGAACAACGCCAATTTAAAAGCCCCCGCCCCAAATCCTAAGACCGATGCCGACAAAGGCAGAAAAGCTAGTTTTTGTGCAAGAATGGGTGGGGTAGTAAAGAACAGCAAGAACGCTGAACGAGCAAAAGCAAGCATGAGGAGATGGAACTGTGGCTAAACAAGGACTATACGCAAACATTCACGCCAAGCGGGAACGCATTAAGGCTGGATCAGGCGAGAAGATGCGTAAGGTAGGTAGCGAAGGCGCACCATCCGCTAAAGACTTTAAAGAATCTGCTAAGACTGCTAAACCTACACGCAGAGAGATGATTGCTTCTAAGATGAAGGATATGTGATGTTTAAAAAAGAAAAGATTAAGCCTGAAAACAGCTTATTACAGACCCATAAAGAATCCACGCTAGAAAAACAACAGAGATTGCGCCTAGAGCGTAGGGCCATGCTTGCCAACAAACTGAAAGACATGGATAAAGAAGTAAAATAGTAGTAGAATTAACTTATCTTAATCAACCACTTGGTTAAATATGAAAATTCAAGATGTTGCTGTAAACAAGCTAATCCCTTATGCCAAAAACAGCCGAACACATAGCGATCAACAGGTCGCACAAATTGCCGCCAGCATTAAAGAGTTTGGTTTTCGCAACCCAATCTTAGTCGATGGAGTAGGCGTTATTGCAGGCCACGGAAGGCTATTAGCCGCCCAAAAGCTAGGCCTAGACAAAGTTCCAACCATAGACTGTTCAGACATGACAGAAAGCCAAAAGAAGGCTTATATCATTGCAGACAATAAGCTGGCATTAAACGCTGGATGGGATAACGACCTATTAAAACTTGAGATTGGCGATTTGCAAGACGAAAACTTCAATATCGACCTTTTGGGCTTTGATGTATCTGAACTCAATTTCACCGAGGTAGACTATTCAATCCTTGATGACGAGGATGTTAGTAAACAACTATCGGATATGGCAAATGGCGTAAGAAAAGCTATTCAGATTGAATTTGAACCCGAACATTACGATGAGGCTTTTGAACTAGTCAAGTTTTGGCGGGATGAAAAAGCCTATGTAGGCATGATGCTGGTCAACTACTTGAAGGCTGAGAAAGCCAAGCTATGATCCTTAAACAGGGCGAAACGAAAGGTATCAAATTCTATTACCGAGAGGGTTTTTCGGATCAAAAAACCTTTGAAGAAGTAATCGGGAACGATACATATCAGAAAAAAGGGTTCAAAATCCTACCCGATGAGAACTGGATGGATTGCGGGGGCAATGTAGGGGCGTTTAC